AAGGTAATGCACGAATACAAAGAAGGTACTTTGCATTCAGGCAAGGGCGGCAAGGTTGTGAAGAATCCTAAACAGGCAGTTGCCATTGCTTTATCTCAAGCTGGTATGTCTAAACCAAAGAGGAAGATGAAATGAAGGCTGGACTTTATGCAAATCTTAATGCAAAACAGGCTCGGATAAAAGCAGGGTCTGGTGAAAAGATGAATAAGGTGGGGTCTAAAGCCGCACCAACAGCGGCTGACTTCAAACAAGCGGCAAAGACTGCAAAGAAGCCTAAAAAGGTGAAGTAGATGAAAACACTTACTTGGCAAACAAAGGCTGGTCAGAACAAATCGGGCGGCTTGAATGCCAAGGGTAGATCGTCTTATAATCAGGAAACTGGCGGTAATCTGAAGCCTCCAGTTTCTTCAGGGGACAACCCCAGAAGGGCAAGTTTCTTGGCTCGTATGGCTGGCAACAGCGGTGCTGAGTACGACAAGAATGGTGAACCAACAAGACTGCTTCTTTCGCTCAAGGCATGGGGTGCATCCTCAAAGGCTGACGCAAAGGCAAAAGCTAAAGCTATATCCGACAGGAACAAAGCAAAGGCTGGAAGCAGATGACTTATCTAGAACTTGTAAACGATGTCCTCGTAAGGTTGCGTGAACCTACTGTATCTACTGTTACACAAACATCCTATTCAACTTTAATTGGCAAATTTGTCAATGATGCAAAGCGTCAAATTGAAGATGCTTTTGCGTGGAATGTTTTAGGTCAAACAATCACAGTCACTACTGCGGCATCTACAGCATCTTATTCTTTGACGGGTGCTGGTCAGAAGTTTCAAGTAATGGATGTAATCAACACCACAAGCAATGTTGGCCTTATAAACATCAGCTTTGTGGACATGAACCGCAAGTTGAACTTTACGCCACTGGTCAACTCAATCCCTACTGAATTTGCTTTTGATGGAGTTGATGCCTCATACGACACCAAGGTAAATCTTTATCCAATCCCTGATGGTGCATACACAATCAAGTTTGCTTTGACAGTGCCACAAGCAACATTGTCATCTGGTTCAACAGTTATATTGGTAAGTGATTTTTTAGTTGCTCAGAATGCTTATGCAAGGGCATTGGTTGAGCGTGGTGAAGATGGTGGCTTATCTTCATCTGAAGCGTATGCTCTTTACAAGTCAATGTTGGCTGACCAAATTGCTTTGGAAGGTACTCGTTATCCTGAAAATCAGGAGTTTGTTGCAACATGAGTACTGCACTTGAAATCAACAGCATTTCAGCCCCAGGATTTTATGGGCTAAACACACAAGACTCTCCTTTGGATTTGTCTTCTGGTTTTGCTTTAATTGCGTCAAATTGCATCATTGACCAGTATGGTCGTATTGGTTCTCGCAAAGGTTGGACTGCACTTAATTCCTCAACAGGAAACTTGGGTGCAAATGATGTTGGTGTATTGCATGAATTGGTGCAAGCTGATGGAACATTGACTGTCTTGCTTGCTGGAAATAATAAGTTATTTTATTTGGACGCATTAAATGCCTTAACAGAGTTGACCTATGGTGGTGGTGGATCAGCACCCACAATCACAGCAAGCAACTGGCAATGTGCATCACTCAATGCAATAACTTATTTTTTCCAAACTGGTCATGACCCATTAATTTTTGATCCTGCGGTGTCTACAAGCACTTATAGGCGTGTTTCTGAGAAGACGGGATATGTGGCTACTGTCCCATCAACAAACATTGTTATCTCTGCTTATGGACGTTTGTGGGCTGCCACAACAACATCAAACAATGCAACTGTTTACTTCAGTGACTTGATTGCGGGTCATGTATGGTCTACAGGAACTTCAGGAACACTGAATGTCAATAATGTATGGGTCAATGGGGCTGATGAAATTACTGGGTTAGCAGCACACAATGGATTTCTTTATATTTTTGGCAAACGTCAGATTTTGATTTATACGGGGGCTACAACTCCCTCGACAATGACTTTGTATGACACTGTTGAAAGCATTGGATGTATTGCTAGAGATACGATACAAACAACAAGTACAGATGTTATTTTCTTGTCAAACAGTGGTGTTCGATCTTTGATGAGAACAATTCAAGAGAAGTCACAGCCAGAACGTGATTTATCTAAAAATGTTCGTAATGACTTAATGAATAAAAAGATTCCAAGTGAAACATTGGCTAATCTTAAATCTGTTTATTCTGAAAAAGAAGCATTTTATTTACTGACATTGCCAATCAATCAACAAGTATATTGTTTTGACACTAAAACATCTTTGCCTGATGGCGCATTACGAGCAACAACATGGGACTCAATTCTTCCTAAGTCTTTTCTGTCTAAGAGAAATGGTGACTTGTTGATTGGAAAAACTGGTTATGTTGGTAAATATTCTGGGTTTTTAGATAATGCATCATCTTATAGAATGGCATATTACACAAACCATACTGATCTTGGAAGTCAATCAATCACTTCAATTATCAAGAAAATTTCTGTTGTGATTATTGGTGGAAGTAACCAGTATGTAACGATAAAGTGGGGATATGACTTTCTAACAAATTACTTGTCTCAGAATGTCTTAATTCCAGCACAAGGTGTTTCTGAATATGGGACAGCAGAATATGGCTCAAATGCCACAGTAGTTGCATATTATTCTGAGGGAGTTGCCTTGCAAACCTTGGTTGCAAATGGTAGTGGCTCTGGAAAAATTGTTCAAACTGGATATGAGATGGATATTAATGGTTCTCAGTTATCCATACAAAAAATTGAAATTCAATCTAAGCATGGCAAATTGTCATAAGGAATAAAAAATGACTGCATACACAAAATCAACCAATTTTGCAACAAAGGATACTCTTACTTCTGGCGATCCTTTAAAGATTATCAAAGGTACTGAGATAAATACTGAGTTTGACAACATTGCAACTGCTGTCAACTCAAAGTCAGATACTGCATCTCCTACCTTTACGGGTACAGTAACTATTCCAACATTAAGCGTATCTGGAACTGCTGCTATTACTGGAGTTGCAACCCTTACAGCCAATCCTGTGCTGTCTGCTGGCACTGCAAATGGCGTGACGTATCTGAATGGTAGTAAGTCTCTTACTTCTGGTTCAACTTTTGTGTTTGATGGCACTAATGTTGGGATTGGTACGAGTTCACCTGCATACAAACTCAACACTTATGCGTCCACAACATCTTTATCTATCCAGCAAGTCATTCAAAACAACAATGCTGGTGCGGGAACTGCCGCACTTGGTTTTAGCGTATCGTCTATTGGCGGTGGCGAGGGATTAAATGTTAAAGGTGGCATAGGTTTTCAAAGAAGCGCGGCTTATGGCGGCGGTTTTATGGCTTTTTATAACAATAACAGTGGTGCGGCTGGAGATTTCACTACTGCTGATGAAAAGATGCGTATCGACTCCAGCGGTAACGTGACAGTAGCCAACGGAACAATTCAGACTACCGCTACGGCTGATGCAACTGTGGGATTTCAATTAATTAAAGTTTCCGCAACAGTTACTGCTGGTACAAACAAGTATATTCAGTTTCTTACAAATAACGGTGCGGCATCAACTGGATTTATTGCATCCAATGGCGCAAGTAACGCAGGATTCTTTGCTGGTTCTGATAGACGCATAAAAACAGATATTCACGCTGTATCTGATGGCGTTAAAAAAGTCATGCAATTAAAACCAAGCAAGTTTAAGTTTAAAGAAAATGATGAACAATCTTATGGCTTTATTGCTCAAGAGTTGAATGAAGTATTTCCTGAGTGTGTTTATAAACCAAATGATGGCAAAGGCGATGAGTTAGCGCAAGGGCAAGAACCTTGGGCTGTTAATCTTGACAAACTTATTCCTTATCTGACAGCCGCCATCCAAGAACAACAAGCCCTCATCACAGCCCTGACAGCAAGAATTGAAGCACTGGAAAATAAATAATAATGACTCATCCTGAAATCATTCACCACTTTTCTGATGGTTTATATGCCAAGGAATCGGTGTTCCCTGCTGGAATGTCGATCCTAAAGCATACCCATAACTTCAGCCATTTATCTATATTGGCTAAAGGTAAAGTGGTGGTGTTAAAAGGTGATGAGTTAGAGATTGTTGAAGCCCCTGCTTGTATTGAGATTAAGGCTGGTTTGACTCATGGCGTTAAAGCAATAACAGATTGTGTTTGGTTTTGTATTCATGCTACTGATGAGAAAGATCCATCAAAAGTAGATGAAGTTTTGATTAAAGGAGAATAATATGCCATGGATTATTGGTGGTGCTTTATTAGGCGGTGCGCTTTTAAGTTCCAACGCAAATAAGAGTGCGGCTCAATCTGCTGCAAATGCTCAAGTTGCATCTACTCAAGCTGCGGCACAAGCAGCAAAGTTTACTCCAGTTGGAGTAACTACTAGATATGGTTCAAGTGCCTTTAAGTTCAGTCCATCTGGTGACTTAATAGGTGCTGGTTATAGTGTTGCACCAGCCTTGCAAGACTATCAATCTAGATTAGAAGCATTGACTGGTCGAGGCTTAACTCAGGCTGAGATGGCGCAACAGCAATATGCACCACTTCAACAGGCGGCTGGTGGATTGTTTGGATTAGGTCAACAATATCTTGCCCAGAGTCCTCAACAAGTTGCTGCTCAATATATGCAACAGCAACAGGATTTGCTTGCCCCTAGTCGTGAAAGACAAATGGCACAACTGCAAAACCAGTTGTATCAGCAAGGTCGTGGTGGTTTATCGGTAGGTGCTACAGGTACTCGTCCTAGTGGTGCGGCTGGTTTAGGTGCAACTACTCCTGAGTTAGAGGCTTACTACAACGCATTGGCACAACAAGATGCTCAGTTGGCGGCACAGTCTCAACAAGCTGGTCAACAGAACGTAGCATTTGGCACAGGATTGCTTAATCAAGGTGCTGGATTGTTGGGTCAGTATCAAGCGGGTCAGGTTGGCGCATTGAGTCCATTCTCAACCTATTTAGGTGCTGGTCAGACGATTGAATCTATGGGTCAACAACCATTAGATATTGGCGCACAATTAGGTGGTCGTGCTGCTACTGCTGGTGCTAATGTCGGTGCGTCTTTACTGCAAGGTGGACTAACATCTGCTAGAACCCAACAAGCAGCGGCAGGATCAAGTGGATTAGGATCATTCTTAACAGGTGCGGCTAGTAATCCTCAATTGATTAGTGGCATTCAAAACTATATGAATCCTTATGTCGCAAATCAATCTGCTTTTAATTATGGGCAAACATCTGGATTCTCAGGTGGTATGCCAGTTACATTGTTTTAAGGGATAAATCATGGCAACAGACATTGCAGGACTTTTCACAACACCCGATCAGTACCAACTTGCACAACAGCAAGCACAACAAGCACAAGCATTGCAATATGCTAATCTTGATCCAAGGGCGCAAGCCCAGTATGGCTTCTATCGTGGTGGACAGCAACTAGGCGGTGCTATTGGCGGTGCTTTGGGTGGTGTTGACCCACAATTGCAGAAGATTTCTCAGCGTCAGCAGTTACTTGGCATGATTGACCCAAGCAATCCAGATAGTTATGCGCCAGCAATTCAAACTGCTTTACAAAATGGTGACCAAGAAGCGGCATTCTTGTTGCGTAATGAGATGATGCGTTCTAAGCAGCAGTTCCAAGAACAGCAAATAGGCCAACTCAAGACAGAAGATTACTTAACTCAACGTGGGTTAGGTATGCAATCCAGAGGTCTTGAGGCACAAGCACAGCAGTTGATTGGTCAGATCAAGAATCCTGATGGCACTATCAATGAGCAAGTCAAGGCTCAATTAATGTCATTCCCTCAAGGTCAAGCCGCAATATCTCAACTTGCTAAAGTCATTCCTGACTTGCGTAGGATTGGTGC